TTTGTCATCACACATCATCTCCTGTTTTATTAAATCAAAATCTTCTTCTGTTAAGATCTTGAAATCTCCGTTTAAAAACGTCAATTTATAATAGTCTATTGTTTTACCATTGTAAATAACGCTATATTTATTGATTGCTTTAAATGTAATCATTTAGTTCTCCTTCCTCGTGAACCCAATGCATTTCATTTCTGATTTGCATATCTTCCATTAATTTAATAAACATATAATCTCTCTCTAGTATTGGATTGATTACGTTTAGTTCTAGGATTGCCACAGCTGTTCCAAACCATGCTCCTACTGATAGTTCAAATAAAATCTCCATTATTTACTCCTTTCATAAAATAGTTTAAATGGATTGTTTATTGGTCTACTTACAAATGGTTTTCTGTTTTTAATCCTCTCTTTTCTTTGTCTTTCTTCTTGTATTTCCATTCGTAATGCTTCACTTACTTTTTTGATTTCCTTCTTGTATTCTTCTACTGTTGAAGGATAAACACCACGAGGTCGCATACCATATAGATCTTTGTATAAATCACTATAAGTTCCACCAAGATCACATAGTTCCTCGTGCTGTTCTTTAGTTAGTACAGTATATTCCATTTTACTTCCTTTCTTTGAAAGCTCATTCGGTTCTTTCTTTGGCGAACGGAGTGAGCCAGTTTTTTTTGGGAAACCCCACCATACTTAATTCAAGGGATATCTGGGCTGATTAAACCCAGATATCTAAGTAAACTTTGATAGCTAGAAACTATTTAATAACAGGATCTAACTTGTAGCCATTTTGTTGTAACCACTGAAGTGCCAACTGGCGTTGCTCAGCTGATTTTTCAGCTGGGCGTGCCTTGCTTGAGTAAGGCACATAGGCTTTGCCGATAGTTTTGGCAAAGAAATCAACAAGAGCTGAACGCTTAATAGTCAATAGTTCCAAAGAGTGAGTGTACTTAGCTTTTAAGTCGTCTAATCTTTGGAGTTGATTTCCCAAAACTTCGAGGCTTTGCATAAAAGCCTTTTCAGTGTTGATTCTAGAGCCATTAGCGTCAGCTAGTTTAGCTAAGCGCTGACTGACTTCGTCAAGTTTGCTTTGCAAACTTTTGATACGATAGTCAGTTCTAGCGATAGCTGAACTAAGATCGACTTCAACATTGAATAAATCGTCAAATTCGATCTCTGGTTTGTACTCCACAGCTAATGCAGTCATTACTGCATCTCTCTTGCGTGCTTGTATGTTAGTTAGTTTATCGTTAGTTTTCATAGTTATATTACCTTTCTGAGGATCGAGTATTTGATCTCTCACAGCGATAGCGAATAGCGAAGCGAATCAGGAGCGTTAGCGACAAGCGAGCGGGTGCGAGATCAAACACGCAGAGACTCAAGAAATAAGTGGTAATATTACATGAAAACACGATAACTGACTGACTACAAGTAGCTAGAGAATGCTAATGACAAATTAGACCTGTGGAGTGATACAAATCAGAGAGAGATTCTCTCAGGCAGCTACAGCGAGGCAAATGAATAGGTGCGTAGCTCTAGGGTGCAGTTGGGGGCAACAAGCCCTTGCCGAGCCAGCTGACTGAGAGTCAATGTTACCCCCCTTGAGGGGGGAGAGGGGGGAGAGAGATAAGCGACTTTGTCCTACACGAAACCAGACAGAGATCTGATAGAACGAATATGATAAATAGCGAGCCTGTCGAGCGGACACGAAGTGTATTTATCATTGAGTGATGAAGATCTATCTGGTGGAGTAGGACATTGGAGCGACATAACAGTAAAGTAATAGATTATTACTATAATTGTCTTGACAAGGGAAAACAGAGTCTATATCTAACAAGAGGTGGGCAACGAGTTATCCAACAACAAGTATGGGCTGACAGCCAAGCAAAAGACGTTAGTAGATACTATCGTAGCTGAGGGTTGCAGCATCAGAGAAGCAGCCACTAAGGCTGGATATTCAACAAAAGACGGAGGCAGAGTAGCTGCTAGTCGTACACTACGAATCCCCAAGGTACAGCAGTACATGATGGATCAAGTGGCACGAACTATAGGACTGGGAGCGGTAACTGCATCACACAAGTTAGTCCATTTAAGCAACAACGCACGCAGTGAGTATGTGCAACTCGAAGCTAGTAAAGATATACTAGACAGAGTAGGACTACGCACCCCAGATAGAGTATCTCACCAGATAGACGGTGAGATTAAAGTGAATATAGATCTCTCCTAACAAACAGGGGGTGGGGGGTTAAAAAACTGTATGTGTACGGAGAGAGAGATGTCAAACAAACAACAGAGTCCCAAAAAGCTCTACAACCAAACACAGATACTAAACTGGACAAGAGAAGAACAGATAAAGCATAAGGTGTGTTATGTCTGCCAACAGTGGGGGACTATTGCCTTAAAAGGAGAACATGGGAACTATTATTTCGTTTGTGCGGACCACTGGAAAGTGGATCCTTCGTATATGGATCAATAAGAATATATTTTTAAGGAAAAAAAGGCTCTCAGAGCCTGATGAACACGAAGTATTCTTAGGATCAGACTCTTATTGAGAGAGATGAAGGGAAAGTACCTCTTTCTTTGTAATAGGTATAAGCCCAGTACCAGCCTTCTTTGTATTCTGTTTGCAAAAATTCTTTAATATCACGATCTGGATCTTCAAAGAAATTAACAAACGCTTTGATTAGTTTATTCATACAGCTGATATAATTAATATCTTATAGAAATCTAGTGCTAAAACCACACAACTGGTATGATGTCAAGCCACATTTAGTGTGCATTGTATATATTTTTTTAAACAATAAAGTTTTTATTGACGCTAGGTAAGAGCTGATATAAGCTAAACTCGTCTGGTTAAGACATAAAGCGTTAGTGTTGCAACACTATAATACAAAGGAGAATAAAATGCCTAAAGTAGGAAAAAAAGAATACCCTTACACAGCTAAAGGAATGGCTGCTGCAAAGAAAGATGCGAAGAAGTCAGGTCAGAAAATGACTATGACTAAAAAGAAATATGGCAAGTAAAGGTTTATACGCCAATATTAATGCCAGAAAGAAAAAAGGCATATCCAGATCAAAGAAAGATAGTACGATCAGTCCTTCAGCATATGCTAATATGAAAGCTGGATTCCCTAAGAAGAAAAAATAATGGTAGCCAAGAAATACCAAAACCCTGAAGGGGGATTAAATGAAGCTGGAAGAAAACATTTTCAGCGTACAGAAGGAGCTAATCTTAAAGCACCTGTTAAAAAAGGAAAGAACCCCAGAAGAATATCTTTTGCTGCTAGATTTGCTGGTATGAAAGGACCTATGAAAGATGAGAAAGGTAGACCAACAAGAAAAGCCTTAGCATTAAAAGCATGGGGTTTTGGTAGTGTGGAAGCAGCAAGAAATTTTGCTAGAAATAATAAAAAATCTTGAGCAGTAAAGCAAAGATCAAAGGTACTCGTGTTGAACGAGAAATCGTTAAGTTATTTGAAGCACAAGGATTTTCAGCTCGTAGACAACCTATGTCTGGAGCGATCATGGACTTTCCCCATGATGTTTATGTTAATGATTTATTTGATGGAACAACCATTGAAGTTAAAGCCAGAAAGAATGGTGCTGGATTCAAACAGCTAGATGATTGGAAAGGATCAGCTGATATTTTAATCTTGAAAAAAGATTTTGAAAATCCTAGTGTGTATCTTGATTGGAAATTATTTAAGGAGTTTTTAGATGTCTATAGAGAATACCAACATAGATTCGGAAGTGAATCTGGAAACAAGGAAACAATTTCCTCTAAGTTTTCAAGAGAGAGAACGATTAAGAAAGATCGTAAAAAAAGTTCACCTAAAATACCTTCCCGAAAGTTTTCTGACCAACAAGGAAGCGGACAAATTAATCGAAGCTCTTGGTCCAACAGTAAGAGAAAAATTGCTAAAAGAGTACATAGACAGAGTGAAGTAGATGGTACAGTTCAACTACAAACCAGATGGCAGTACCTTAAAGAGCTTTCTAAAAGCAGATGATTTCTTTCGTGGAATACGAGGACCAGTAGGTTCTGGTAAATCCGTTGCTTGTTGTGTTGAAGTTTTTAAAAGAGCTATCCAACAAGAAAAAGGTAAAGACGGAATAAGAAAATCTCGTTGGGCAGTTATTAGAAATACTAATCCTCAATTAAAAACAACTACTATTAAAACTTGGTTAGATTGGTTTCCTGAAAATACTTTTGGTAATTTTGCATGGTCAGTTCCTTATACTCATAGAATTAAAGTCGCTGATATAGATTTAGAAGTTATCTTCTTAGCTTTAGATAGACCAGAAGATGTTAAAAAACTATTATCTTTAGAACTAACTGGAGTATGGGTAAACGAAGCTAGAGAGTTACCTAAGAGTATTATTGATGCCTGTACTATGCGTGTAGGCAGATATCCTTCTATGAGAGATGGTGGACCTAGCTGGTATGGAGTTATTGCTGATACTAACGCTCCTGAAGAAGATCATTGGTGGTCTATTATGTCTGGAGAAGTCCCCACCCCTGAACACTTATCCAGAGAAGAAGCCTTGATGTTAGTCAAGCCTGATGATTGGAGCTTTTATATTCAGCCTTCTGCTATGTTAGAAAAGAAAAATACTAAAGGAGAACTAGAAGGTTATGACAATAATCCTAAATGTGAGAATCAAGGTAACTTAACAGAATCTTACTATCCTAATATTATCAAAGGTAAAACAAAAGGTTGGATTGATGTGTACGTTATGAATAAACTAGGAACGATTGAAGAAGGTAAACCTGTTTATCCTAGCTGGAATGAAGATGTCCACATATCAAAAGAACCTTTAGAACCATTTTCAACTACATTATTTGTAGGAATAGACTTTGGATTAACACCAGCAGCTGTGTTTGGTCAAAAATTAGCTGACGGAAGGTGGTTAATTCTACATGAACTAGTTTGTTTTGATATGGGTATTGTTAGATTTACTGAATTACTGAAAACAGAAATGGCTAAAAAGTTTAGAGGACTAGAAATAGAAATCTATGGTGATCCAGCTGGAGATTTTAGAGTTCAAACAGACGAAAGAACTCCTTTTCAAATACTTAGGCAACAAGGATTAAGAGCTAAACCAGCTCCTAGTAATGACGTTGCTTTGAGAATAGAGAGCGTAGAAGCAGCTTTAACTAGAATGGTAGAGGGAAAGGCTGGCTTCTTAGTAAACAATAGCTGTATGAACCTAAAAAAAGGGTTTAATGGGGGTTATTATTACAGGCGAATACAAGTATCTGGAGATCGTTATGATGATAAGCCTATGAAGAACAGATATTCGCATGTTCACGACGCTTTACAGTATTTAATGCTAGGTGCTGGAGAAGGTAGATCCTTAATGGCTGGTAAAACAGCACCAAGTCGAGTTATTCAAACAAGATCTTGGAATATTTTTGATAATCAAAAGAAAAAAAAGAAATCAGTATGGCAAAACAGACTAGGTATCTAGTATATTTCTACGAAAATAATGATTATCACCGAGATACTAAATTTTTTAAAAAGGGATTTAAGCATTGTGGAGTTATTACCTATGATGCAGAGAATAAAGTTTGGATATTACTAGAATATATTTTTGGTCATTTGCTACTAGAAACTGTATCGGAAGATAAAATAGATACAATTTTTAGAATGTTTCAAATGAAAAAAGGAAAGGTACTAGAAGGTGAAATTAAACCTAGAAAGACTAAGTTTCCTAGCTTTATGGGTTCTTGGATTAAAGAACATAGCTGTGTATCTTATGTTCAACGAATATTAGGTCTAAATAAATGGTGGATATTTACACCTTATCAGTTATATTGTGCGTTGAAAAAACAAAATTTTCGTGAAATAGATCTATAACTATGGGAAGTTTATTTGGTACACCAAAATATACAGAATCAGAGTCAGAAAAACAGCTTCGTTTGGATAGAGAAAAAAAAATGAAGGCAGAACAAGAAGAAAAAGAAAGATTAGAAGCTGAAGAAAAGAAAAGAAAATCTCGTTTTGCTAAAGGAGTCATTGGAATGAGATCTCTATTTAGTAGAGCTGGTGGCAGAGGATTTTATTCAGAAGGGAAAGAAATTGAGTAGTAAAGGTGGAACATCTTCATCTAGCAAAAGTGGAGCATCAAAAAGTTCAGCTGGAAGTTTTAGAGCAAGAGAAGGTGAAATAAAACAAAAAAAAACAGCAACTCAGGTAAAATCTGATTTATATACTTCTATTGGAAAACAAGCAGATAAATATGCTAAAGAAAAATTAGGAATAACAACTACAGTCGCTGGTCCTGTTCAAGGAGCATCAACAAGTCCTACTGGTTTTATATCAACAAAAAGTTCAGATCAAATGTATGGTACTGAATACCAAGCTGCAAGAAATGAATACTTAGCATCTCAAGGTTTAGGAACTGTGCAAAAAAATGGATCATTTACAACAGGAGTTCAAACAGATAAAGGATTAGTATTTAAATCAACAGCTACAGAAGCATATGAATCTGCAAAAGCAGAACCAATTCCTCTATCAAGAGAAATGTATGAATCCCAACAAAAAACTAAATTAGCACTTGGTGCATTGGCAACAGCTGCATCAGGTATGACTGTGTTTTTTAGTTCAGCTTATTTATCTAATAAAGCAACACCTTATTCTAAATATGTTCAAAACTTTTATGATACTGCTAATAGAAGTAAAACAACAGCAGTACCAGTAAGTAGTGGTGGAAATGGTGGTGGCACAACTACCAGTAGTAACTCTACTTCAGTTCAAGATTCTACAGCAGTAGCTCAAAGAGCTAAGAAATCTTATCGTGGAGCTTTAAGTGGTGAAACTGGAGCAATTACTGCAAGTAGAGATCCTTTTTTAGCTAGAGCTGATAAAACTATTAGAGGAGCTATGGTATAATGCCTTATATTCCAACAGCAGAACAAGAAGAAGTTAATTATTCTAATAGCGATCCTAAAGTAATTTCATTCTTAAAAAAATTTAAAGAAGCTGAACACATCTTTGACCATTGGAAAGATAAATACGAAGAAGCATACGAATATACTATGCCTCAAAGAGAATCCTTTTATGAAGAAACGATTGGAGAAAGAAGAACTGATAAGATCTTTGATGAAACAGCAGTCGTAGGTATTCAAGAATTTGCTTCTCGTTTACAAGCTGGAATGGTTCCAACTTATGGTCGTTGGGCTAGCTTACAATCAGGTACAGAAATACCAGTAGATGCTAAGCCACAAGTAGACGAACAGTTAGATGCTATTACAGAATATATATTTGAAGTATTAGGTGGATCTAATTTTAATCAAGAAGTACATGAAGCATTTATGGATCTTGCTATTGGTACAGCAGTATTATTAGTAGAAGAAGGAGATAGTATTAATCCTATTAACTTCCAAGCAGTACCTTTACCAAGAGTGGTTTTAAATAATGGTCCAGATCAAAAAATAGATCAAATCTTCAGAACAAGAACAATGAGATATGATAGAGTTCTTGTTACCTATCCTAAAGCTATCTTATCACCAGAGATGATGAGAAAAATGGAAGAAAACCCAGCTGCAAAAGTTAAAATTGTAGAAGGTGTTTATCGTTTATACGACAAACCTAATGAAGAAAGATATAAATACTGTGTTGTTTGTATGAATCATAAAGAAATGATTTATGAAAAAGAACTAAGTGGTATTGGTTCTAATCCCTACATTGTGTTTAGATGGAATAAAGCATCAGGAGAAGTTTATGGTCGTGGTCCAATATTCAATGCTATGGCTGCTATTAAAACTACAAACCTAACAGTAGAATTAATTTTACAAAATGCTCAAATGAGTATCTCAGGTATTTATACTTTTGAAGATGATGGTGTTATTAATCCTGATAATATTAGTTTAGTACCGGGAAGTCTTATACCTGTAGCTCCTAATAGTAGAGGTTTACAAGCATTACCAGCGGCTGGTAGATTTGATGTTGCTCAATTAATATTAGGTGATATGAGAAACAATATTAAGAAAGCTCTTTACATGGAAAGTTTAGGTAGACCTGAAGGAACACCTATGTCAGCCACAGAAGTAGCTGAAAGAATGGCAGATCTATCTAGACAGATAGGATCGTCATTTGGAAGATTGCAATCTGAGTTTGTCAATCCGTTATTAAGACGAGTTATTCGTTTATTAATTAAACAAGGTAAAATAGAAATTCCAAAAGTTAATGGTAGAGAAGTTAAAATAGTAGCGACTTCACCATTATCTCAAGCACAGCATCAACAAGATGTAGCTGATGTTATGAGATTTTCTGAAATCTTAGGTCAAACATTTGGACCACAAATGCTGAATATGGTTATTAAACAAGATGAAGTAGCTAGATATTTAGCTGATAAAATGGGATTACCAGAAAAACTAATAAGAGATCCAGCAGAACAACAACAAATAGTAAATCAGTTGCAATCTATGCAACAAGGAGCTAATATGGCTCCAAATGAGTTGGGAAACCCTGAAGAACAAGGTCCAATCTAAACAAGATTTAGAAATAGACCACATATTCGCTTCCGTATTTAATCAGCCAAATGGCAAAAAGGTAATCGAATATTTAGAATCATTAACTGTAAAATCTGTTGTATCTCCTCAAAGTTCCAGTAGTATGTTATGGCACTTAGAAGGACAAAGATATTTGGTTAATTTAATCAAATTAAAAATAAATAAAGGAATAAAAAAAGATGAGTGAAGAACAAGTACAAGATCAAGTAGATAATACTCAAGTAGAAGCTACTGAAGAAGTATCAGATATACCTGAGTATATACCTAGTAAATTTTGGAATACAGAAACCAAAGAGGTTAATGTTGAAGATTTAGGTGCTTCTTATAAAGCATTAGAAAAAAAACTAGGAATGAGGACAGATGAGCTGTCTAAACAAATTAGATCAGATATAGAAGCTGAGTTATCTGGTAAAGCACCAGAGCAATATGAAATTAATCCACCTGAATTACCAGATGGTGTTAATTTAGATATTGATCCAGAAATGCCATTATTACAATGGTGGGCTGATACTGCAAAAAAAAGAGGTTTAAGCCAAGATGAATTTGATGCTGGTATTAGAGCATTTGTAGAAAATGAAGTTAATGCTTTACCTAATATAGAAAATGAAAAACAATTATTAGGAGATAATGCAAATGAAAGAATACAATCAGCTGATTTATGGGCTAAGAAAAATCTAAGTCCAGAATCTTATGATGCAGTTGCTAGATTAGCATCTACTGCTGAAGGTGTTAGGGTTATAGAAGAAATTATGTCTTTAAACAAAGATGCTCCTATTCCTAATACTGAAACAAAAATAGATGTTAGTCCTGATCCATTAGATCTAAAAGCTATGATGAAAGATCCTAGATATTGGAAAGATGGAGAAAAAGATCCAGCCTATATTAGGAAAGTAACTGATCTTTATGAAAAATATTATAACCAAAAATCGGCTTAAAAAAGTCCAAATATACTGGAGAGATGCAATCAGTCATGCTGAATGGCTCTCTCCAGATGATGCAAAAAAATTTAAACCAGCAATAAACTATACAGAAGGATTCTTATTAGAAAAAAACAAAGATTCTACCATAGTCTTTATGTCCTGTAATGACACAGATATTGGTGATACTACAGTAATTCCTACAGAAAATATTAAATCTATCAAATTTGTGCGTTGATTTTTTAATTAAACTATGCCAGTGCTATAAAAAAGACCTCGCATAGCTTTACGATATGCCTGTTTGACAGATAACATATCAGCCCTATCGAGATAATCTTGATATAAACAAACGAACAAAGGAGATAAATTATGAGTTCGAGCATAAACAATGCTTTTATTACCCAGTTTGAAGCTGAGGTACATATGGCATACCAAAGAATGGGTGCTAAGCTAAAAAATCTTGTTCGTGTAGTTAATGGTGTATCAGGCGAATCTGTTAAGTTCCAAAAAGTAGGAACAGGTGAGGCAACATCTAAAGCAAGACATGCTGAGGTTGTAGCTATGAATATTTCTCACACTAACGTAACAGCTACTCTCGCTGATTTCTATGCATCTGACTATGTGGATAGATTAGACGAGCTTAAAACCAATATTGACGAAAGACAAGTAATTGCTAATAACGCAGCTTACGCTCTTGGAAGAAAAACTGACTCAATCATTACAACTGCTATGGCATCTGCAACTACACTAGCAAACAACGCTGGTGCACAGGGTGGTACAGTAGCAACTGATCTTAACATTGATAAGTTTAAAGAGATGCAAGCTCTATTTGGATCAAATGATGTTCCAGATGATAACCAAAGATATTGGGCTATTGGTCCAAATCAGTGGTCTGACTTATTAGCTGACGATCAGTGGACTAGACTAGAGTACATTGGTTCAGGAGAACTACCTTTCTCTGGCATGAATTATACTGCTAAGAGATTCTTAGGTTTCTTAACCTTCGTACATTCTGGACTAGATACATCTGGTTCAACAGATAGACATACAATCGCATGGCACAAATCATCAATGGGCTTAGGCGTTGGATCTGAAGTAAGAACTGA